GCCCTGTTAAATCTACGTCTGTGAGCTGAGAGAGTGCATAAGTTGGACTAGCATTAACATAAGCTTCCTTGAGAGAGTCATATCGTAAATACTGACCATCTGTAGGGTTATTTATTTCAAGGTCGCTAAGTCTATTAAGGTTACCAATCTGAGAAGCTGCTGTAAACTCATTGCCTGATTTAACAAAAAAATCGCCATCACGCGCATTAACTATATTGACATCTTGTAGTTCAGTGAACTTTTGGACACCTTTTCCAATCTCAAGTATCTTTCCAGTAAAATCCTTAGTATAAAGAATTGCTTGTTCATCTTTGAGCGCTATAACAAGTTCACCAACAGCAATTTCATGAGGTGACGGAAGCGAGTCATTATTTAAAGTATGTTTAAGGATGGTTGGCACAAGTTTGAGGCTGTAATTGTTGTTGTAAGCGCTCTAAGTACTCAAGACTGGTTAAGTCATGCTCCATAGGACTAAGGGTTCTAATTATTCCATATAAGTCACCTGCGTCTGCGTATTGATTCAGGTTGTATTTTTTCCAATCATTAGCAATCTTATACAGTAGGTCAAAATCATTTTGATATAGAAACTCTCCAGTCAAATACAAAACTTGAGACAAAAAATAAAGTTGACGTTGAACTGTAGATAAATTTAGGGCTACTACAAGGTCTTTCCAATGCAACATGAACATTTTGACCTTAGCCATAGGAAAGGAGAGAGAAACACTATACACAAGTTTGTCTGTAATGTAGTCTTTAGAACTGGATGGCATTGATATCCTCTGCGGATGGGATGGTGTCGGTGAAAATACATAGGTCGTTAGCCTCATTATAGTCTGGATTATATTTCTTAGCAAATCTGTCATTTTCCCAATATTCATCTTCAGTAAGTTTTGGATTATTGTCTCCAAACAGCATGATTACACTATTACTTGTTTGCTGACTCAAGTATCCTACAGCATAACTTATATCATCTACCCACTCATTAGTCGAGAATAGAGGAAAGCCAACTATTTCATTAATAGCGTGGTCTGGGTCATAAGTTTCATCAAGCGTATAGTCTGTTAAATGCGGCTTGTAAACGTGCAATTGACCGTTTTTGATAAATGGCACTACTGCACCAAATCTTTTTTCTTTGTCAGCCTGAGCTTTTCCACCCCAAACACTAGGGCGGAAAGGTACGATATTAGGAAACTCACTAGCAAGTAAGCGCATCACTGCTTCTCCATTAGCTTTTGCTTCTACGCCAATTTCGGCTTGAGGATATTTCTTGGCTAGTTTTTTGATGGCTGCCATTTGTCCCACAATATCTAACTTTGCTCGAATACCATCAATTACATAATAGTTATTTTCTTTTCTGCCTACTACTGCGCCAAGGTTCCATGATGTAGAGGCTTGAGATGCTGCAAAGGTCAAATCCCACATAATAATCATAGAATCTAGCTTAGTCGGCTTTTGAGACACAATCCTGATATCTGTTTCACTGATGGTTATGCCTTTGCCACCACCACTGGGGTCTTGTTGGAATAATGTCTTTCGTCTGACTGGATTAATTGTGTTAAGGTAGCTGAGAGGTAAACGAATCTTGTCCATAAGCTCTCCTTCGGTTTTGCGTGGGTCATTCCACTTGGCTCCCAGAGGTGAGAAGTATGTCTTACGAGCCGCAAACTCAGCAGGTATGCAAAGCTCGAAGAAACCGTCTTCGCCTTTATATTTTTCAAATAGGTGGGCAATTAAGTCATCATCACCAAGACGTTGACAAATTGCCATCTTAATGTCAGTATTAACATCATTAGTACGTCCGAATAACTGGTCAGTTACCCATAAGTTTCTTTCTCGTCTAATAGTCTCATTTTTATACATTGTTTCATCGATAATGTCGTCGATGAGAAACACCGTTGCCCCATTACCGATAATCCCAGTTTCAGGAGAGGATATATTGATAGCTCCATAAGATGTATTTGTTACTTCTTTTTTAGTAGATTGGTCATCTGATAATCTAAAAGAATAATTCGGGCTATCAATATTACAGTATCTATTTTTATAACTGGGATGGTTAATAATATTTCTAGTACCAAGTAAGTTTTTGGTACATAAATCTAACTTGTGAGATGATAAAAAGAATCGCTCTTCTGGATGAGTAATCCAACGGTATGCAGGAGCTGAAACGGAAGCTAGAGTTGACTTTGAACTTCTGGGGCTAACAGTAATTGCAAGTTTTCTTATTTCCCTATTAAGAGCTGCTTCGATATGTTCAGCTATACAATCAATGTGCCAGTTAGGTGTTAAGTTTGTACCTTGGTGAAATCCCCACGACCAAGGAAAGAAGTATCTAAGTTTTTTGCTTGCTTTTTCTGCCAACACATCATCGAGCGCATCTGTCATTTGCCGAAGCTCGGCATCACTCATATCATTAGAATTTTTCTGTCTGATTGCCATGCTTATGTATGTTATCTTATACTAAGCAATCATATCACTTTCCTTGTGGCTCGATTCAAAGTTCAGATTAAAGATAGCATCCTTAAGCAGCCTGTCAAGCGCTACATACCAACTGACATAATTGGAGTACAGTTCTTGATTGACTTTGCTAAATGTGATGCCAAAAATCCACGCACTATCGAGTATTTAAAAGTTATCATGCCGTCAGAAAAAAATATTGTGGCAGCTAATGCAGTGATGGTGTGGATAGTAACGCATAAAGAACTAGACTTGAAATTATATAGCCCATTAAAGAACGTGGTAGAGTACATAGACAACAATCAAGCGCCTTACGGCGTGCAGAAAAAAGAAATAAGGTCGGGAACTAAAAGATGTACAGAGTAGTTAAACTTGATAACGAACTGTGGGGTGTACAGCAAAAGGTGTTGTTGTGGTGGTTGAACTATAGCGTCGTACAATGGGTGTCTGAGAATAATTTTCATAGTGTGCCTGAAAAAATACCTGTGGCATTCTTTTCGCAAGAAGGAGCTGAAGATTTTGTTGAATTACTTAATAATGGAGAATTAAAAGATGGCAAATAGTCCAATCGAGCAAAAGTTGCAATCATTACGCAGTCTAAACAGTAATCAACCTGAATTACAGAAAATAACAATACACAAGGCTAATAAGACAAGCTGGATTAACTGGAATCATATTCGCAACGCCTATGTTCTAGGTAAACGTATTGAAGAGTTCGACGAGGAGACTGGGCATACGCGAATCTGGTCTGAGAGCTACAATTTGCAAGAGCTTGCTGAGGAGTTTGGTGTTGGGGTTAGCCAGTTAACTAAGAAATCAGCTATCGAAGGTTGGGGTGGATTGCGTGATAGTTACTTGGCGAGGGTACAGGAAGAGGCACTTGGCACTGAACTTGGCTATTTTACTAACGAAGAAAGCGAGACTGAAGCGAACTCGCTAGCTATTATTCGTAAAGGTATGAAGCTGATTAACTTGGGGCTTGAGCAAGAATACGGGGATTTACTTGAAGCTATGGACGCTGATGGAGATGTGGACTTGCGCGAATACAGCAAGGTCAACTTGAAAGCCTTGACTGAAGGAATCAAAGGGCTGAAGATGTTACATGAGATGCACGGCAAAGTGATGGAGCAAGCACCTAAAACTAATCAGGAGCTACTGGAAACGCTGAATCGTAGTAAGACGGTTGAGAAACTGAAAAACCCTAAAGAGCGCGAGAAATTGCAAAAGGAGCTACAGAAAAAACTGCAACTCCTTAGTCAGATTGAAGAAGATGATGAAGACTAAACGCGACTTGCCCAATCGTTAGGAAGATTAACTTCGGGCAAAAAATTTGGCTGATTTTGCTTAGCAACTTTACCGCGAAGATATTTGGAGCCAGCGCTAATACCTGCACCCAATGCGCCTCCAGCTAAACTACCACCAACATAACCACCAAGAACTTTACCTACACGACCTAGACCTGTAGTATTAGCTTTCTCTTCTTCTGTTTCACCTATTCCCGCCCCTTTAGCTAAGCCAGCAGCAGCACCTAAGTAACTACCTACACTACCACCTGCGACTGCTGCACCAGCCGTACTATTTTTGTATAAGTCTTTTATAGCTCCGCCGTATGCTTTAGGATTTTTAAAAGGGTTATTGTTTTGTGCTGATTTGGCTAGGGTATCTGTAAATCCCGTAGGAAGGGCGAAGTTAGCAAAATGTTTCATGATGGTGTAGTTAAAATACTTTATACAGTATATCAGGGTTAGCTTGAATGACGCGACGGGCTTCTGGACTCAAAGGAGATTTGTCTGAGGTGCAGAAAAAAAGTTTGGTACGTCCTTCATTGTAGTACTTAGCGTATGCGCGAAGCTGGGACACTGCATATTTTAAGCTATGTGAATCATTGTGGCGTTTGACTTCGATTATGTTATAGCAAACCTCTCCAGATGGTAGGTATTCGCGCACCAGTACGTCAATTCTACCTAAAGGTGTGACTACCTCCCTTTGCACTACATAGCCACTAGAGCGAAAAAAACTGGCAATACGGTCACGAGTAACCTTCTCCAATGGTAACGATGTTTTTTTCTTACCAGCCATAAGCTCCTTCTAAATTCCAATTAGGTGCGGTTCCCCCTTTATAAGAAGTTATACTGTAGGTTTGGTCTTTACTTGGTGAATATTCTAGTCCGTTGAATATTAAACTTTCGTATTTACCTTTATTTTTGTTTCTATACTTTTCATCAGCTTGTAAATCTACTTTACTAGGTTTATTAGAAGAATCTTGGTGGCTGTGCATTGTAAAGATATTACTACCTTGTCTTTGAGGTATTTTTACGCTATTTTCAGTCCCTTCAATAATAGAAGTTAATTCTAAACCTTTATTATTTCTAGTTCTATATCCTTGAACTCCGTATTCATTAGATTTTCTTGTGGCTAAAGTTTGAAATTTTTTTTGCACCGCAGACAATTTAGTATTATCTTGTGGGTGTGTCATCACTTCGTTGCGGCTGATGTAGTAAGGGCTGTTGATATCTGATGTTGCACCTCGACGGGCAGTTTGGATACGGTCAACGTAGGAAGTACTTGGTGCGGCTTGACCTAAAAGTGAGGCTTGCTTTTGTCGTGTGAATGACTTACGAGCGCTATTGCTAAAATTAGTGAAGTGTTTCATCGTGGCATTATTCCTTTGGCTCTGTAGGCATCAAGCAACTTGTTACGGTCAATATATTGCTCTACATCAGTATACCTCGATGTATCAAATGCATCTGAGTAATTTTGGCGGTCTTTCATCTTGGCGCGTAATTTGCTTCCTGCGGTCGCTTGATTTTTTTTCTTTTCTGACTCCAACTTAATGTTCATCGGTTTACGCAGGGGCGCATCTTCTTGCATCTCTTGAATATACTTTTGACGAAAGCTTTGGTTATCTATGGTCGGGTTCTGTTTAAATATTTTGTTGGATACCTGAGTTCCCGCTAATCGGTCGCCATCTGAGAATTTCTTGCGAAGGTATGGCATTAGTGGTCGAGTATCTGTCGGCAACACTTGGTCAGGTTCGTAGTTTTGCTTCATGTAAGAGTAAGGCATCGAGGCTGTGTCTACGAGCTTCTCTACTGTTTCGTTAACCAACTCGCGTTTGTCGCGAGATATGTTTTTCCCCTGAGCCAGTGGCATCATCTTCGTCTTCTGCTGCAATGAGCCTTGGCGAAAGTATTGGTTAGGGTCTTGACCTGTAGATGCTTTGTAAATTGTTTTGTCTATCAGCCTGTGTTGAAGGTTGTCGTGGACTGCTGCGGGATTGTTGGGATTGAAACCGCTTAGCCCTGCCCAACCTGTATTAAGAGCGCCAGACTTAACATCTTGAGTCAGTTGACGAGCTTTGTTGATGGCAGAATCGGTGAGGCGTACAAAGTTGGCTAAAGGCGACTGAAAGGAGACGAAGTGTTGCATAGTACTATTTTACCTCATCTAATTGTGCTTGTAGAGCTTCTTTGTAGGTATCAAATGTCCCTAAAGTTTTCATCTTTTTATTTTGGTATGCACAAGCTTTATATCTTCCATTCTTTTGAGGATAAATATAAGACCCTTCACCTTTCCTGACTAGCAGCTTCTTTAGACTAACTTCTTTTTCTGCATCTTCAACAAAGTCTTCTGCCCAATAGTATTTTTCAGCTTTTAATCTTGCGTCTACAGCCTCTTTTTCGGTATTGAAGCTGCCTAAATGCTTAGCTTTGCCATTCACACTTATAGTTGCAACGTATTTATTATCTTTTTGTATAAGCCGAACCCCACTCCCACTCACTCTACAAACTGAAGGAGGCTTCTTTTCAGGGGCTATATACTTACCCCCGTTTTCCCAATAGTACTTCTCCGCTTTTAATCTAGCGGTTAATGCTTCTTCTTTAGTTTCGTAAGTTCCTAGATGCAGATTCTTACCATCATGTTTTATTTTGGCTTCGTATTTATTATTTTTTGTTTTATATATTCCTGCCCCAGTCTTCCTAAATTTCTTTACAAGTTTATCTTTGTACTCAGGATTTGACCATCTCTCGACTATACCCGCTTTAGTTTCGTCAGATGTAACTGTCATATCAACTGTAACTGCTATGTTAAACAATTTACTCCAGTCTTCAGCTAAATAAGAGTCCAACATTTTTTGTTCTAGGTTTCTTACTATTTCAACACTGTTTTCTTGTATTACTTCCAATATTTCAAAAGTGAAACTTGATTCCCCATACTTATTCCAAGCAGACTGAAGATGCCTATTAACATGGCAATTCTTTTCTAATTTAGATTTATGTTGTTTAAATCTTGTTTTAATATTTATACTAGAGCCAATGTAAAACTTGGAATTAGCAGAGCAACTTATTTTATAGATTCCAGCAATTTTCATGTCAGTTTTTTATTCTGTCCAAAAGTTCTTTTGACTGATTCTGCTTGGCTAAAGCCTTGGGCATAAGAGGTGGCTTGGCTACATTCTTGAGCATCTTTTTGTCAGCACGTTTGCCCGTTAGCCCCTTGAGGTCGGTCAGTGCAGGTGGAAAGATGTCAGGCAGCTTGGTGGCAGGTTTTTGGGTTGCTGTGGTTTCGTCAGTATTCATCGTGTAAGGGGTTGTCCGACTTTGTTTCTATTGTACTGTATTTCGCTGACTTGGCGAATTTCGCCGTCGGAGAGGTGCAGAAAGAAGCGGTCGGGTTTGCAGTAGCGTCGCTCAGTAAAATCTCGCTCAATGTAGATGTAGCAGTTATTGGGGATTTTGATGCGTACTTTTTGTACTACGGTGGGAGGTTGGTAGGGGCGAATTTCTTCGTGGGGGAAATACGAAGCTAGTACGGGTGCTGCGGGGCAGAAAAAGAGGGTTAGGGTGAGGGGGAGAAGTTTGTGTGTCATGCTTAGTTATCTTGATAAATGATTGTGAAGAAAGATGTTTTGCAAGTGCCTGATTTTACTATAGTCCAACCAGCATCAAGCAGAGTTTCTTTAATGTAGGAGGTAGATTCTTGGAGTGGTAGCAAATATGTCTTTAGTTCTGGTATAGTGATTTTTCTTGCTTTTTTACGAAGTAGTAGGCATTCCGCTTTAGTTAGTATTAGGGTTTTTTTGTCAATTTCGTTTAATTGTTCAAGCTGCACATTTCTCCAGTTGTGGGATTTTATAATAGCCTGAGCCATTGTGGAGTGGTGAATTTCTTTGTAGCCAAAGTGTTGTGCGAGGTAAAGGTGAAGTCGGTCATAACCTTCTGCAACTTGTCTTTTACCTGTTTGCCCTTTGTAAGATATCTTTAAGTTGTCATCTTCTGAGTCTATGAATACTTCAAAGCCAGTTAGTAGTTCAGGGCAGTTGGCAAATTTACCTGCTAGAGCCGCTACACCTATGACTTTGGTGCTTTCTACACTTTGTCTGAGTTGACGTAACTCTAGGGCAATACTTTCGAGGTTATCCCCCATTTTTACGACCATCAACTGAGAGAATGTGGACATCTTAGCTATTTGCCCCTCGTTTTCCCAATCACTTAATGTCTTTTGAACTAAAGCTCTATCGGCTGGTATTTTTTCAATAGCGGCAATCAGTTCAGCATCTACTTCGTATACTTTATCTATTTCCACAGTTATATTGTAATTCTGTACTTATTTATCATAACATAGTTAAAATCCTGTACCTCAGTCTGTACTTTTTTTGTGTTAGCTGCTCCAACCTCAATATAAACGTCAAATTACCTTGTACCTAACTTTGTAATTTCCCTCTTTCTGTTTGTACTTTTGGTCAAATAATGCCCTCAAACGTCGAGGATTCGTTAAGGTACAAGATTTTCTTTTATTACTATTATTATTGGAGACACTTTTGAATTAGCCATGCGGCGTATGAGCTAGTACCTTAGTATCTACCTCACTTAGCATAGGAATCTCTGTGTTTTGCCATAGTATCTAGGTAAATTCACGCTATGTATGAAAGTTCGAGTATTATCGAACAATGCTGTGATGGCGCAAACTCGTTGCTATCAGTTAAAATTCAGTTATTTAATTCAGTCCAAAATGTAGTGGCAAAATAAAGCCCTTAAAAGCTATCCAATCTAAAAAAGATATCTTTAGAGCTAACCAACATAATGAAGCGCTAAGGATGCAATATCTAACCGCTACAGAACGATATAGCAAAACACTAAACGTGCGCGATACTATATGCTAAACGCTGAAACCCTTGCATAGAGCTAAAACCAAACTAATTTAAAAAAAGTCTTGACATTCTAGAGAATAAAAGTTAAGTTATAGAAGGTTAAGCGAATAACAACCGCTTAGCCGCCCAAAGTCTTTCTCTGATTGGCTTTGAAGCTTCTCTCTTTTTTCTGTCCTAAGTGGTTTAAAAAGAAATTTAGAAAACCACTTGACTTTTAAAAAGATACAGACTAAGCTACTAAAGCAATCGAAAGAGAGCAAAGAGCGCTTAACTCTTTTCCCAATATTAGGCGATAGAACCATGACAACCGAATAAGCATAATTCCACATACTGAAAAACGTATGATACTACAAAAATACTAAGTAGGTGAAATGGGCGCTTAGATGGATATAGCAAGCAACTAGCAATTGCTTTGTGCATATCGCGTG